AATGTTGAATCATAAATTTCGAACGTATTTAGATATTGATACAAACAATGTTAAAAATTTAAAAAAGCGGGTCGATAAAAAAAGTTCATTTTGGGCAGATGAAGAAGGTGTTATGGGTGGAGAAAAGGGTGTTGCTAGAGATGATTCAGGTACTACGTGTCCTTCTATAGTTAAATTCGTGTCTCCATTTATTATAAGTAGAGGTGAAAAAACATTATGTCACGTTAAAAATTATAAAGCGTTTAAAATTCCTTATATAGAAAGAAATGTAACGGTTAGTGAAATTTTTATTTACATTTGTATTTTATTACTTTTAATTGTAATAAAGAAATCGGTTTATAAATAAATAAAAAATGTCTGAAACAACTCTCCAAATTAAACGATTAACACTCGATGCTATTTTACCGACACGCGCATCACCTGGTTCTGTGGGTTATGATTTGTATAGTTTAAACGATATGGTTATCCAACCAAGTTCGCGAGAAATTGTTAGTACGGGTATATGTGCAACTGTACCGTCCGGGTGTTATGGACGCATCGCACCAAGGTCGGGTTTATCTGTAAAATATGGAATTCACGTTGGTGCGGGTGTCATCGACCCCGATTATACCGGTGAATTGAAAGTTAACTTATTTAATCTCGGGACTATTCCTTACGAAATTAAACAAGGTGAAAGAATTGCTCAATTAATTTTAGAAAAGTGTATGACACCTTTTGTACAAGAAGTGGATGAATTAAAACTAACCATGCGTGCTAATCGCGGCTTTGGTTCGACGGGTACTTTATAAATTTTTATTTTCGTTTTAGTTACCAAACGCAATACCACCCATACCATTCTTAATCCTGAGAATGTTATAGTTGACCGCATACGCTCTAACCATGGCAACATTAGCAGCTGTAATTGCACCGGTAATTGTTATTTTAGCATTATCAATACGCGAAAAGTTTAAGCTCCCGGTTGGTTGAGACTTATTCATGGTGAGACACATTGGCCATGTATATATCTGTTCTTCAATTGTATTATTAAGTATAGAGCAGTGTCTCGATGGAACGACATTTCTATGGTACTCGCCTGACATATTTTCAAAGAGTGGTGCTCCATTAATAAACATGGATGCACTTGGGAAACTATACGTGGTAGTGTCTCTGAGACCAGCTGTTATATGAACAGCTTTTACTGGGTGATTGAAGTATGTAAGATCTATGGATTTGTCCGCATCGGTCATTGGTTGAAACTGTGTTTGTGTGATAAGAATTTCGTGTTCCTGTTGGGAAAAGAATTCTCGTTCATCGGTATCGAGGAATATATAAGAACCGTACACTTTTGGGGGCAACGTTGGACTAAAAGTTCCATTTCTGCACTTAATTCGAATTTCAACTTCGTGATATTGAAGACCGACAAGTGGTAGGGATTTAGTCCAGTCTTCGCTAAAAAAGAATGGAATCACGTAACTCCCTGTGGATGCATTATCACCTGCATCTTGAGTAGTTACGGCACACGTCGCCTTCGCTTGTGATTCATTGTATAACGTATTGTGTACGGTATTAATGAAAAGTGAATCCAGTTTTGTAACTTCCTGACCACCTATCCACAAGGAGAATTCGGTTGGCGAAGTGTCATCCGATTTCGTATTCGAGGATTTAAAAATGGAATCGTCGTCATTGTTACTGTTGATATTAGCATTTTCAATCCAGATGTAGCTTAAAAGATCACCCTTGGATCGAATTGGGATAGAAACTTCATTACTTGATTTGAATGTACCGATGTAATCGAGACGTTCTGGTTTAATAGAAAAATTAGTGTGACGTTTATAGTTTTGTCTGAAAAAAGAAACTTGGGGGTCGCCTGTGATATAGACATCTTGGGCACCGACAGATACGAGGTCAATCAAAGCAGCTGACATATTTATTAATATAGTATATTAAAAAAATTGAGCTATAACGTATTAAGAAATATGGTTGTTTTTCAAGCTCTTACATGGGAAGCAAACGATGACCAAGATGATAATAAGCACTTGATAAGTATATTTGGTAAAACGCGGGATGGAAAATCCGTCTGTCTTACTACCGAATTTAAACCTTACTTTTATGTTAAACTCCCGCGCCAAGATTCGAAATCGTGGGCTTCTATATGGCACAATAAAATATGTAAACTTTGTCCTGACTTTAATATCGAATACGATATAGTTATGTCAAAGGATGTATGGGGATTTCAAAACAATCAGGAGTTCAGTTTCATGAAAATTATATTCCAAACTTTATCTGAACGTAGAACTACTTCGTATAAAATTAAGAGAACTTTACCTGGTGAAATTACTAAACTAAAGGTGTTCGAGTCTAATTTAGATCCCGTCCTGAGATTAATGCACTTGAGTGGTATACAGTCCACTGGTTGGTTGGACTCGGGTGATGATTGCGAAGACAATAATATTGCAAACGTTGACATTGATAAATTCTGTCCGAATTGGGAAAAATTAAAACCGGTTGATAACCCCGAAACGGCACCGTTCGTTGTATCTTCACTCGATATTGAATGTAATAGTTCCACTGGTAAGTTCCCTGATGCAAATATAGATGGGGACTGTTGTTTTCAGATCGCTGTATCTCTTTGTACATTCGGTAAAGATGTACCCTATGACAAGACCTGTTTCTGTTATAAAAAAACAGATGATGATTTAGAAGGTTGTAATATACTGAGTTATCCAAGTGAACGTGAAATGTTAGAAGCGTTTAGTGTTTATGTAAAAAAAATGGACATTGATATAATAACCGGTTGGAATATATTTGGTTTTGATTTACATTATATTATTACTCGCGCTAAGAAGTTAAAGTGTAGTTCTAATTTTTTTAATATGAGTAAATTTCGGGAATATACGTGTAGTATAAAACCAAAGAAGCTTTCTTCGAGTGCCCTGGGTGATAATGAACTCAAATTATTACCTTTACCGGGTCGATTTGTTTTTGATTTATTTCATGAAGTAAAAAAGGGTTATAAACTTGATTCGTATAAACTTGATAACGTATCTAAATTATATTTGGGTGATAATAAAATAGATATGCCCATTAAGGAAATGTTTGCGCGTTTTATAGAAGAAGACCCCGTAAAATTACGAGATGTCGCGGAATATTGTATAAAAGATACTTTATTACCACATAAACTTTTATCTAAGTTGTGTATACTTATAAACTTACTCGAGATGGCAAAAGCGACATGGGTACCTCTTTCTTACCTGGTAGAAAGAGGTCAACAAATTAAAGTGTTTAGTCAACTTACTAAAAAAGCTAGGGAAATGGGTTACATTGTCCCGACAATTGCATGGGGTGAAGGTATGGTAGACGGATACGAAGGTGCGACCGTTCTCGATGCTCAAAAGGGTGCATATTACACACCTATAACTGCACTTGATTTTGAAGCGTTATATCCTTCAATAATGATGGCACACAATTTGTGCTATTCAACACTCATAATGGATGCTAAGTATGAAAATAAGATTAATTATCCTGATTTGGAGATTGAAACCTTTGGTAAATTTAAATTTGTACAAAATGTACCCAGTTTATTACCAAGTATTTTACTCGAGTTGAAACAATTCAGAAAACAGGCAAAGAAAGATATGGCAAATTCGACGGGATCTCTTCAACAGATGTATAATGGTAAACAATTGGCATATAAAGTATCCATGAACTCCGTTTATGGTTTCACCGGTGCATCTAAGGGTATGTTACCATGTGTACCAATTGCGTCTTCTGTAACTCGAAAGGGGAGAATGATGATTGACGATACAAAAAAATACGTCGAGGAAAATTACCCTGGTGCAAAGGTAAGGTACGGTGATACCGATTCTGTTATGGTTGAATTCGATGTCGGTGAACGTAAAGGTGAAGAAGCTATAAAGTATAGTTGGGAACTTGGTGAACGCGCGGCGTCTGAGTGTACACATTTATTTAAAAAACCAAACAATCTTGAACTTGAGAAAGTGTATTGTCCATATTTTTTGTATTCAAAGAAAAGGTATGCGGCGAAACTCTGGACACAGGGTAAAGACGGTAATATGAATATGGACTATATAGATGTTAAAGGTCTCCAATTAGTTAGAAGAGATAATACACCACATATGCGAGAGGTGTGTAAAGAGTTACTTGACGTTATTTTAGAGAGTAGTGATACAGGTCCTCCTAAATCACTCGCCATGCAACGTGCGATAGAGTTATTGGAAGGTGAAGTACCTAACGAAAAACTAATACTTTCACAACAATTGAGTGATTCTTATAAATCCCAAAATCTATCGCATGTCCAGGTTAGAAACAAGATGCGGGAAAGGCAACCAGGCTCGGAACCACAATCCGGTGATCGTGTTCCATATATTCTTGTAAAAACCCACGATCCACGTGCAAAAGCTTATGAAAAAGCAGAAGATCCAAAATATGTCGAAGAAAATAATTTACCGGTCGATTACCCTTATTATTTTTTGAATAAGTTTTTGAATCCCGTTTGTGATTTAATAGAACCTTTATTTGAAAATGTTAAGGAAGAAATATTTGGAGAACTTATAACAAAAAATAAACCAGGTAAAAAAAATAAAAATGTAAATGATCCTAATCAGAGGAAAATTTCAGATATGTGGGCAAAGGTAGTTAAAAAATAAAAACGTTTAATTGTAAGTGTAGTCATGTATTTACCATTAAACATCAAAGAAGCTATAGACGAAAGTATAAAAATATATTCTAATAAAGTTCTTAGTAAAGTCTATACAAAACTTTTATCAAAGAGACCACATATTGAAAGTCTCCTAGATTTTAAAACTGATGAAGCATGTCACAAAGATATTATATGTGATATGTTAAGTTTTAATACTATAAAACAAATTAAGAATGATATAGAAAAACACTCTAATAGAATTATCTATGCTACCTTAGAATCGTGGTCCATAATTACTAAAATACCTTTCAATACGATAAGGGATTGTTTAGACCATGATCCTATATGTAGAGGAATAAAAGGTGCAAATAGTAAAAATAACAAATACATGCGTGGTTGTTATTGTATGTCTCCCAAACAAGAAGGTTGTGGTGATTATTGTAGCAACCATAAAAGCCAGAATATTTCTGTTGTTAACGGACAAGATACAAACAAGATAGTATTGAAAAATATGAAAATGTACGATGAGAATATTTCTGCAAAAGAAATAGAAGATAATCCATTCGATTATTTATGAAAAATAGTTTAAAGTTTTAGGTACATGTCTATAGAATATGAATAAATCTACTATATTATTACATTCTATAGACACTTTTTATAAACATGAAAATAATAGAGATATTCTTAATCAGATACTAAACAAATCTGGTGGTATATCATTACGTAACCTCGAATGGTTTATTACAAACTATTGTAAAAAAAATAATTTATCATATAAAACGGGTGATGGTAAAATATTTAGTGTTCATTGTTCGTATAAATCTAGTTTAGATGGCTATAGTAAAAAATTATTTGATCCATTTTGTCGATCTTCTAAAATAGATTATATAATACCGGGTACAAATAATAAAATTAGTACAACTATCGCACAGTTAAATTTTATTAGATGGTGTATAAAAAATAATATTATTGACTACATAAAAGAACATAAAAAACAATTATTTAATAAGCAAGTGACATGAAACCATTTTCAAACGTAAATGTTTGATAACCAACATAATACATATGAAGGTTATATGTATCTGTAAGATTAGGAACCATTTTTACATCCAAAGTAGTTCTATTTGAACGTAACTGTGTAAAGTCCAAGCTTCCCGATGATTCCACATTAATCGGATTCATCGAGAATGCATACGTGTATATATTCCTGAACGGTCTAGATAAACGACTTGTAAATGGAACAGTGTATTTAAAATACTTATGATCGCTATCTTGAATATTTGGTACATTTTCTCCATTTACGTGTATTTTAGCAGAATGCATGGGTGGGTAAAAGAATTCGTTTAGTATAGTATAAGTATCTTGTGTAGACATATTATACCTGTTATGAAACGTATATAAACCATCTATAGTTGTATTATCTTGACTCAATTCTCGAGATATAGTCTCGTTTTCAAATTTTTCTTTTCTAATAAACCAATTTAGTGTTTTAACTGGTATATTTGCAACTATTTCAATTTTTTTATCAACTTCACCCGGGTTTATTTCTAATGTAGGATGTTTTTTAACAATATCTGTTATAAAATTATATTTATTATTTTTAATGTAAACTTTTTCGCTTGGGTCTATTGATATTTCTTCGGTAACTATATCGAAAGAGTCTAATGATATATTACTTGGGTAATCCGTGAAAAAAGATTGTGGGTTAAACTCGATTTCGAATTCTATTTTTTGTTTGTGTATAGCACACAAGGGGAAATAAGGTCGATTTGGTTTATTTGTTTCGTACTCGTCACTTTCGTATTTTCGAGAAAAGAAAAATGGTACGGGTATGAAAAGTTTAGATTTTTGTCGTGATAGTTTAATGTTTGATATAGATGTATCTTCTGCGATATTTCTATTTATGGTATATCTT